GTTTGGAATAACCCCGCCAGGGGTACACTAACCGGTCGCATATCCTCTGTTGATCTGAAGGAAGAGTTTGTTTACTTCCATAGGAAAAACATTGGATCGCTACCTAAACCTACACTTCAATGGCAACCGAGCCTTGGCTGGAAGAGAGTCGTCGACTCTCTGGCTTTAATTGGACAATTTACGTCCAGGGCCGTGTCCAAGAATCTGCGTTCCATTTAACAACGGAGGTGGCTTATGCCACAAGTAACCGCTATTACCCTGGCTGATGGCCAGGCTACCCCAGTCAACCACACCTTCACACCATCATCAATTAAGGATGGCATGGCAGTGTTTTATGACCGGTCGAAGAGCATTATGCTCGAGCAGCCGTACGTTACCATCCGCACCAATCTGGCTAAGAACCCTAAGGGCATCTCGTCAGTTCGGGCGACGGTTAATGTACCCCGCTATGATAGCGTCTCCGGGAAAGTTATTGGCTACCAGTCTGCGACGATTGAATATCGTCTGGCTCCTACCGGCACAAAGCAGGATCGTGATGATCTTGTTGCGTACGTTAAGAACCTAACTGCGACAACTCTGTTGCAGCAGATGGCTGGAAACGTTGAGTCGTTGTATTAATACAGCGATCCATTAACTTTACCTGATTAGGGATACTATTATGGCTGTTCAGCTACCGCTGTTTTACAACAATATAGCAGCAAACCCGGATGTTGTCTTGAGCAAGAGCCAGATAAAGAAGGTTTTAATGCCTGCTTTAACAGGAGTTCTGCATGAGACTAATATTTCACAACTTGATATCTGTCCTATCGTCTTTAGAGATACGTATTTGCACCAAATGGTGTTTAGTAAGTATACAACTAAGGATCCAAAGACCGCCGCCGAAAGGCGACGCACGTGCTTAGAAAAATACCTAGCATGTGAGAGTCGTTGTAAGGAAACTAATCGACGCTTTGAAAAACGCGAGTTTGAAGGCACCAAGTTCCATCATTTATTGATGTTAACAAGGAAGCACCTGAATAACATTCTAGGTGTTCTGCCGGATAACTGGCTTATAGGAGCGTCTTTTGGTCCGGGTGCCTCGACACGCCTGTCGCGAAAATATAGTGACAGTGCTTTTAAGTTCGAAGGCATACCACATACTACCTCGCTTCTGTTGCCGCTTGTGAAAGCAGCACGTTTTGGACCTTGGTCCGATTTCGAAGTGAGAGAGTATGCTGAGTTTCTCACGGTTCCGAAGAATTCTTCAACGGACCGCCCAATTGAAATCCAGCCTGACATGAACCTATACCTGCAAAAATCGCTAGGTAAATTGATTCGTTGTCGGATGCGTGGCCAGTCTACTGGCGCTGGTTACCCAGCTCTTGATCTTAATGATCAGAACACGAATCGCGAGTTTGCTCGGCTTGGCTCTTTCAGTAACCCTGAGATCTGTACGCTGGATTTATCCTCAGCGTCTGATCTACTCGCAGCTCGTTTCGTCGAGTACGTAGTAGAAGACCATAGATGGTTGACTGCCTTGTATTTAACAAGATGTGGGCTCGTGAAAATTAAAGAGTGTGGTATTTTGCCGCTTCAGAAATTTTCAGCGATGGGTAACGGTTATACTTGGGAGCTCCAGTCTGCAATATTCTATTGTATGATAAGGGCTTGCAACGAGTATAGTGGGAACGACGGCGCTGTCTGCAGCATCTTCGGCGACGATATTATATGTCACAGAGATGTTTCCAGCCTTCTGATAGAGTTCCTAGAGTTTTGTGGTTTAAAGGTGAATACCGATAAATCTTTTACTTCAGGCTTCTTCAGAGAATCATGCGGTAAGCATTACTATAAAGGGTTCGATGTGAGCCCTTTCTACTTACGTGGCCCTATAGAGGACACCGTACAGTTGTATGCTTTCCATAATCGTCTCCATGAATGGATGTCTCGAGATGGTTTCAAAGATGTTCGCTTCCTTGGCGTTATTGCCTGGCTTCGCGAACATACGAGTTACCAGTTTGAGGTCCCCCCAGGCTACGGCGATGGTGGTTTCCGCACTTGCAGATCAGACGTAGCAAAACTCCACGTTGTGCGCAACAAGAAAACGCATACTAATGCATACGTTTTTAAGTCTGTGCGCTTGTCCAGGTCGACTTTAGATTGGCCCCGTATGGGGTCTGTTTGGAAGTCGATATCCGGATACGATGCGGAGCGTTGCACAGCATCTGTGTTACCTTTCGGTACTCAGCGTGCTGCCGTACGTAGGTCAATCTTCTTAGATTGGTCTGACTTAGGAAGCTGGTTCTGATTCTTCTTAACCAACTTTAACCCTCCG